ACAGGTACAATAAATCCTGGTTCATCCGGAAACATTTTAACAGATGCATCAGCAAATTTTATAACAGGAGGTCAGGTAAAATCAGGTCAGTTAATAACTAACACTACAGGTGGTGGTACTTTTTCTGGAGCAAGTTGTTTTGTAGTAAGTGTAGATAGTGAGACTCAACTAACAATATCAAGTAATGATTTCTATTCAGGAAATTTTGGAAATACTAGTTACAGTATTGTAGATACAAAAGGAATTACAGAGGTTGAAAGAGTTTCTCAGAATAAAATATTTTACTTAAACTCTTCTCCATTAACAAAACCTGGTCTTTCATTTCCTGCGTATGTTTTAGGGGGAGCAAACAATGCTAATCTAGGAAATACAATTACAGTTTATCCTGAATCCATTACTACAGAAGGAACAGTTATTTCTCAGTATATTAGATATCCTAAAGACCCTAACTGGACATATTTTAATATTATAGCAGGTGGTGAACCTAGCTTTGATGAAACGGCTGCAGATTACCAAGATTTTGAATTGCCTGATTCAGATCAGACTAATTTAGTTAATAAAATTCTTCAGTACGCAGGGGTGTCTATAAGAGAAGCGCAATTAGTACAATTTGGAAAAATGGAAGAAAAGGAATCAGACCAACAAGAAGGATAAATTATGGCATATATAACAGAATATCAGTATTACGAAAATACAGGAAACCCAAGCACATTAGATGAGAATTGGGGTTCATATCAATACATATCATTAAATGACATTGTAAATAATTTTATGCTAATGTATGTTGGAAATGATAAATTAATTAATAACGCTGAAAGGTATAATGTTATTTTTCACGCAAAAAGAGCTATACAAGAATTAAATTATGATTCTTTAAAAGAAATTAAAATTTTAGAACTACAAGTTTGTGACACATTAAGATATGTATTGCCACACGATTATGTAAATTGGGTTAGAATATCTTTGTATAAGAATGGAACACTATTGCCTCTTACTGAAAATATTCAAACTAATTGGAGTGATGCATATTTACAGGATAATAATTGTAGAATACTTTTTGACCATGATGGAAAAATATTAAAACCATCTACTTCTACTATAGATTTACAAAGAATTACAGGTGGCAAAAAAAGTATTTACCTAAATGAACAAAGTCAATATAATGGGCAAGAGGGATATTTTTATAATGGGCTTTGGTATTTTGAGTATCCTATAGGAGCTAGATATGGATTAAACACAGAAACAGCAAATGCAAATCCTACTTTTAAAATAAATAAAAAATCAGGAGTAATAAATTTTAGTTCTGATATGGCAGATGAGCTTTGTGTTTTAGAATATGTATCTGACGGAATGGAAAATGGAGATGACTCTGAGATTAGTGTAAATAAATTATTTGAAGAATTTATATATTCATATATGAAGTTTGTAATTTTAGCCAGTAAATATGGTATACAAGAGTTTATCATAAACAGAGCTAGAAAAGAGAAATCAGCTCTTTTAAGGAATGCAAAATTAAGATTGAGCAATATACATCCAGGAAGATTATTAATGAATCTAAGAGGACAAAACAAGTGGATAAAATAATATGGCTAAGATTCAAAAGAACTTTGTTGCAGGAAGAATGAATAAAAGCATTGATGAACGATTGGTTCCTCAAGGCGAGTATATAGATGCGTTAAATGTAAGATTGGGTTCTACTGAAGGTACTGAAATTGGTGCTGTAGAAAACTCAAAAGGAAACACCTTATTAGTTGAAATAGAATTTAAAAACTCCCCTTTAAGTCTTGAAGCAAGATGTATTGGAGCTTTTGAAGATGGGGCAAATGAAACCATATATTGGTTTGTACATGATGAAGCAAATACACTTTCATCTACAGGAAAAGTAGATTTAATAGTTTCTTATAATACAAGAACATTTGTTTTGTTTTATCATGTAATATCTACATCTATATTAAACTTCGATAAAGACTATTTAGTAAATGGAGTCAACTTAATAGGAGATTTATTGTTTTTTACAGATAATTTAAACCCTCCTAGAAAAATAAATGTAAATAGAAATTACTTACAACCTAACACTGTTACAACAGTTGATGAAATTACAGAACAAGATATAGGTGTAATTTTAGCTCCTCCATTAAATCCTCCTACTTTGGATAGCTATCAATTAGGTGGTGGTGAAAATTACATGGAGCAACTTTTTTTAAGTTTTGCTTATAGATGGCAATATGAGGATGGAGAATATTCAGCTTTATCACCATTTAGTCAGGTTGCTTTTACCCCAGGGCCTTTTGAAATAAATTACGACACCTATGATAATGATGGAATGCTTAATCAGTTTAACACTACTGATGTTACATTTGACACAGGTGGTAAAAACGTAAAAGATATAGATGTAATATTTAAGTTTAGCACAAGCCAAACTGTTAATGTCATAGAAAGATTTAATAAAGTTAACGAAGGATGGCAAGACAATAGCTTTCAAACATTGCCATTTACAAATAAAAAAATATTTACAACTTTACCTGAATCTCAGTTGCTTAGGTTGTTTGATAACGTTCCTAAAAAAGCTCAGGCTCAAACGATTATGGGGAATAGATTAATGTATGGTAATTACATTGATGGATATGACGTAGTTAATTCACAAGGAAAACAAATATATTTAGATTACAACTTATCTTTAATATCAGCAGATCTTACTGCAGATGAAATTGACGGAACTTTAAGTCCTGTTACCTATACAATAGAAGGAACTAGTGTTCTTGTAAATAATGCAAAGACAACAATTGATTTTAGTGGGCTAGATTTAATAGCAGGTTCACAGATAGGTGTTAGTTTTTCTTACGAAAGCAATATGTTTGGAGGTGATGCATCTTATGATGATGGAACACAACCTGAAAACTCTTATGAAAGAACTTTTCTTTTTAATATACAGCAAGATTATTCAAGTGTTTTTGCATTAGCGACAAGCCCTGAGTTTGTAAATGCAGTTAGTGACTTTGTTGCTATAGCTGATTCAAGCTGTTTTAATGTTTGTCAATCAAACTGTACATCAGGCAGCAGTCAAACTGACCTTTTTAATTGTGGAATCCTTAGCAAGAATGAATGGGAGTATGTAGGATTTGGTATAACAGGAACACCACAGGGTATATTAATTGAAGCATCACAAGGAAGTGACGAAGTTTCTTTTACATTTCCAGCCTTAAAATTTGAACAATATGACCAAACAGTAACTCCTCCTGCTCCATTAGGTATATTTGCTTACGAGTACTTGGGGTCAATTGATGCCACAGGTTTGTATGCTAAAGATAGTTCAAAACAATCTTTACATAGTAATCGAGATTATGAAATAGGGATTGTATACATGGATGAGTATGGAAGAAGCTCTACTGCTTTGGTTGATACCAATAATACAGTTTTTATACCATGTGATAAATCTATATCAAAAAACAACATAAGAGTTGAGTTAAATAACTATCCTCCATTTTGGGCAACTAAATATAAATTTGTAATTAAAGAATCAAAAGGTTTATACAGGACTATTTACTCAAACATATTTTTTCAAGAAGAAGAAACAGGTTTAATATACTTTAAACTTGAAGGAGATAATAGAGATAAAATAAAAGATAATGATACTTTGTTTGTAAAATCTGACACAAATGGTGCTGTATTAAATTGTGCATCTACAAAAGTTTTAGGATTTGGTGTAGAAATAGATGATTTTCTTTGCGATAAAGATGCAGATGGAAATCTTATAGCAGGAAGTCCTGCATGTGGACAATTAGGAGGAACTTATATGCAATTGAAACCAAATGGGTTTGCAGCAAATTATCCACCCAATGCTTTTATTGATAGAAAAGATGATTGTAGAGGGAGTTATTGTGTTACAGAAGTAAGTACATCTCTTGATAATCCTGATTTTGGAGACCCTGGTGAGCTAGAGTTTAAGCCTTATGATGTACCTGCAGGTAGCCTTGTTAGGATTAGGCTAAGAGCGCACAGAAACAGAAGAGGAAGTAAGTGTGGTGGTCGTACATACGATTATGAAAAAAGATTTACAGCTTCTCAAGATTATGATAGTTTATATGCTTGGGCTATAGGAGACAATATAGATTTTACAAATGGTGTAACAACAGGTTCAGATAGTACTATTAATAGTGTTTCATTTGATGAAACAATTCAATCATTTCCTTTCCCACCATTTAATATTGGACTCCCAGGAGGGCATGGACAAAACGTAGTATTTTTTGCAGAAGACGCAGTTGATGGCAGACAATTTATGTGTTGGAGAAATGGAACACCTAATTGTTCTTCACCTAACAAAAGAAACTCTTTTGGTAACATTGGAGTTACAATAAATAGAGCTACTTCTTTAATGGTATTTGAAACAGAACCTTTAGATGCAAATGATGAATTGTATTTTGAAAATGAGCAAACATTTGATATTGTAGATGGATTTCATTTATCAGGTGATGCAGACGATGACCAAGACCAGACATTAACAGACCCTGCTATTGTAGATTTAACCTTCTTTAATTGCTTTACTTTTGGTAATGGTGTTGAAAGTAATACCGTTTTAGATGCCTTAATAAAGCCCACCTTAAGTTTAGGAGACAAAGTAACTTCTGTATCTGAAGAGCAATATAAAGAGGCAAATAGATTTGGAGATATAACTTATAGTGGAGTGTTTAATCAAGAAACTAACTTAAATAAATTAAATCAATTTAATTTAGCGTTAGCCAATTTTAAAACACTTGAAACATCTTATGGGCCTATAAGAAAAATGCACTCAAGACAAACAGATATATTAATCTTACAAGAAGATAAAATATCCTCTTTACTTGTAGGAAAAAATTTACTATCTGATGCAGCTGCAGGTGGGGCTATTACTTCAGTACCTGAAGTTTTAGGAACGCAATTAGCTAGAGTAGAAGAATACGGAATAAGTAATAATCCTGAAAGTTTTTCAGTTTATGGACAAGACGTTTTTTTTACTGATGCAAAGAGAAGTTCTGTTATTCAATTAAAAGGAGCAGGAACTAGAGGTGATACAGGTGGAAGACTAGGTGTTATATCTGAAGTTGGTATGAGGTCATGGTTTAGAGACTTGTTTGTTGATGCTTTTCAAACTCAAAAATTAGGCGGTTTTGATCCATATATGAATGAGTTTGTATTAAGCTCTAATACAAGAAAAATACCTCAACCTCCAATTGAAAGAGAATGTGGATATACTTTATTAATGAATGATTCCACAGAGCCTTATACTTTAAATCTTAATTTAGGAACAATTATAGGAGATGTTACGTTTGATTATGAAGCAAGTAATCCATTAACTATTTTAGTTGAATTAGATGGTGTAATTGTAGTTAATCAAACTGTAACAGGTAATGGGTTTGTTACTTTTATTAAACCCTCTAATTTTCCAACAACTGCAACTGTAACATTAACACCAGGTGTTGACCCTGTTACATATGAAGTAGATTTTAATTGTCCTGAAGGAGCAGAGATTACTGTTAAACAGATTGTTATTAATTTTGCAGGAGATGCAGACCTTACAACTACATGTAGATATAGATGGGCTTTAGGAACTGACGTAAGTCCGTATAGCACAAATCAGATAACACTTGATGAAGATGCAGTTAGTTTATTTAATGAAATAACAGGAACTTCATCAGTTGGCACATTGCCTGCTTTGGGTTCTGTAATTACAATGAAAAACAGACAAAATCCAGGACAGACATTTGAGTTTGTGCCAGGCCAAGATAAGTTTAAATATTTAGTAACTAACACAAATTATGATGAAGCCGACTTATCAACTTTAATTCCGTTGTTAAATACAGCTACTCCAATAACAGGTTCGTTACCTGAATATCAAGCTAGCTTTACATATAGTAATCAAGCAAGTTACATATATCTAGTTTGGGATTTAAGAGAGCCAACAGCATTGCAGTTTTGTTATGATGCTGTAAGTCCATCAGAAGCATGCTGTGAATGTGACGACATACCAGCTTGTACTAGATATAAAAGTATACCTTATGATAATACTTTACAAATTACATATATTGATTGTTTTGGCGACCAGCAAACTATATTTAGACAATGCAGCAGCCCAATATGTCAAGGTGAAGAGTTTTGTGCTAGAGAAATAATATCAACAAATGAAACACTAAACGATTTAGGTGCGTGTTAAATATTAAAATTAATTAAATTATGCCAAGTATAGAAAACAAATTTATAGACTCCTCAAGTTTTGCAACTGCAACTAGAGTATACGATGATATAAACTTAATAATCGTATCACCTGATGGATATTATCAATATAATAATGAATATAGATATCAGCTAAATGGGCTTTTAGGGCCTCTTACAATATGTGAAGAATGCGGAATACCATGCGGTGGAACTTTAAGTCCTCCTGCTGGGCAAACAGGACTTTATCAGCTAGATATTTCCGTTGGAAGTACCTCTAATGACACAGGAGCTATTCTTGTTTATTTTAATCCTCAGAGTATTCCTGACGCAATAAGAGTTTTATATGATGGTGTTTTTTACAATAGACTATCAAGCCCTACAGATGGAAACTTACAGTCAACAAGTGGTGTTGCAGGTGCATTTACCATATTAGGAAATCCTAATGATGGATGTGTTCCTGCTACGCCAAACACATCTAATTATAATTTCTTTAATGGTTATAATAGTGGAGGTTGGATAGCTGGTACTCCATCACCTCAGAGTATTACTTTAAATACAGGAGATGACATTAGAGGGGGTCAAGGCGAATTTAGCGTTTTGGTTGTTCCTAAGCCAAATGCATTACCAGGAAACGTATCAATACAAGTTCTAGGGCCATGCGCTAACACAGGTTGGAACATATCAGTAGAATGTCCTTCGGCTTTACCTAGCTTTACGGCTAGCCCTATTGGC